GTGTGGTGGCCGCGGATCAGCCGGTCGCCCGGCCTGCGGAAGGTCATTGACATCCGGAAGGGCTACGGGTCCGAGGCGTTCCTGTTCGCCAACGGGTCGATGATCATGCTGGCGTCCGGGACCGAGACCAGTGATCACGGCGACACCCTGGACCTGGCCGTCATCGACGAGGCGTGGGCGCAGCGCGACGACACGATCGAGCAGGCCGTCAAGCCCGCGATGATGACGCGGGAGTCCGCGCAGCTGTGGGTCGTGTCGACGGCGGGGAACGAGCAGTCGGCGTATTTCCGGGGCAAGGTCGAGGACGGCCGGGCGCTGGCCGAGCTCGGCGTCACGGACACGGCGGCGTACTTCGGCTACTCGGCGCCGGACGACGCGGATCCGGGCGACCCGGCGACCTGGCGCGGCTGCATGCCGGCGCTGGGGATCACGGTGACGGAGGAGACGGTGCGCGCCGACTTCACGACTATGGCGCTCCCGGAGTTCCGCCGGGCGTACCTGTGCCAATGGCCTGAGATTGCAAAACCCGGCTGGGAGGTCATCTCGCAGCAGACCTGGGAGACGCTGGGCTACGGGTGAGCCTGATGCGCTCTTACCCGGCCTGAGCGCATGTCTGCGGACCTTACCCGCCGAATCCACGCCGCAGATCCCGAATGGGCGGGAGAGCGCGCCGGGCTCCTGCTCGCGCTCCTGCCCGGGAATGACTGGCGCACCCTTAGGCCGCCTGGAGCACACGCCGAACCCGGGCGGCGGTGACTAGTACGTCCCGCCCGGGACCACCCTAGCAAGGGAGATCCCGTGAACGGCGAGTGCGCCTTCGGGATGGAGATCTCCGAGGACCGGAGCAGGTGCGCGATCGCGAAGGCGTGGCGCGAGGCGCCGGGCCGGATGGCGGTCAAGGTGGTCTGGCACGGCCCCCCGCCGGTCGCGCCCACGGTGATGGACGCCCTGTACGTCGCCGATGACCCGGTGGAGGTGGCGCTGGACCCCAAGTCGCAGTCGGCGACCCTGTGCCATCAGCTGGCCGAGCTGGGCATCATCGCGCGGCGCCTGGGCCCGGAGGACGTGGCGGTCGCGCACGGCGAGTTCCTGGACCTGGCCGCGACGGGTCACCTGAAGCACTTCAGCCAGCCCGCGCTCACGGCGGCGGTGCGCGGCGCCCAGCAGCGCCCCCTGGCGGGCGCGCGCGCTTTGGAGCGGCGCGTGGTGACGGACCAGTCGCCGCTGACGTCGGCGGAGTTCGCGGTGTGGGCGTTCCTGCGCTGGGAGGAAGTCTCCAGCCCCGGCGTGTACGCGGTCTAGGCGCGGGGCCAGAGCGGGTCGGTCGTCAGGATGACGTCGGTGCGGCCGACCATGTGCGGATGCTCAATCACCTCGCGTACGCGCTCGCCATTCGTCTCCAGGAGCCGGGTGGCGTAGTTCTTCAGCCCTGGCGCGCAGTACGCCACCACCAGTTCCGTGGGGTCGTCGTCGGCGTCGGCCATGCCAGCAGTCTAGAGGAGGGTCTCCCCGTGCGCCTGTCCGTGGTCCTGCTGCTCGTCTCGCTGGCCGGGGTGCTGGGCGGCGCGGCGCTGATCGGCACGGCCGCGCTGGGCGGAGCGGTGATCTTCGACAGCCTGTGCACCGGCGCGTACGCGCTGCTGCGCGACGACGGGGAGCGGGCGCGGCCGGGCGTGCACGACGCGCCGACGCTGCATGACGTGCTGGAGAAGGCGCGGCGAGCGGGATGAGCGGTCATCACAAGTGGGCCGACGCGCGCGATGCCCGGCGCTTCCGCGCCGCTACCGGCGTCGACCGGCACTTGAACCTGACGTGCCTGTGCCCGCTGATCGAGTGCTGCCACAACGAGGACACCGACCAGGGTGACCGCTGGCGCATCGTCGCGGGCGGCATTGGCTGCGGAGGCGCTCACGCGCATTCGGGGTCTCCCGTCAGCGGCTTCACCCAGCCGTGGGAGCCGGGGGATGATTCGTGACGCGGCTGATTGACCGGCTGATCAGCCGGCTGATCAGCCGGCAGGGCAGCTACTGGGAGGGCGCGGCGTCCGGCGCGGCGGTCCTGACCAGCTCCTACGGCTCCCCGGACCGGGAGCCGCTGCTGCCGCAGCTGGCCGGGTTCGCCCAGCAGGCCAACGGCAGCAGCTCCCCGGTGTTCTCCGCGAGTCTCGTGCGGCTCGCCCTGTTCAGCGAGGCGACGTTCACCTGGCAGGCCAAGGACGACAAGCACCTGTGGGGCAGCACGGACCTGGCCCCGCTGGAGGAGCCGTTCGGGCCGGGCACCGCGACGGGGCAGCTGCTGGCCCGGATGGAGCAGGACGCGTTCCTGGCCGGGAACTCCTTCACGTGGGACGCCCCCGGCGAGGACAGGTTCGTCCGGCTGCGCCCCGACTGGACCACGATCGTCTCCGAGGTGGTGCACGTCGGCGGCGGCGGCTGGTACCGGCGCCCGCTGGCGTACTGGCACGAGCCGCCGCGCGGCCTGCAGTCCTCCGGCGACGGGTTCATGATCCCCGCGGCCGAGGTGGTGCACTTCGCGCCGATCCCGGACCCGCAGGCGAACTTCCGGGGCATGTCGCCGCTGACGCCGGTCATCCGCGACATCCAGGGCGACGACGGCATGACCCGGTTCAAGATCCGCTACCTGCAGAACAACGCGACGCCGAACATCGTCATCAAGTACCCGCAGCGGCTGCTGGAAGCGACGATCGACAAGATCCGGGAGCGGATAGAGGCCCGGTACGGCGGCCCGGACAACGCCGGCAAGACGCTGATCCTGGACCAGGGCGCGGACCTGACCCTGGCCGGGAACAGCCTGTCGCAGATGGACTTCTCCAGCGTGCAGGCGGTGGGGACGGAGCGGATCCTGGCGGCGTGCGCCGTGCCGGGCGTCCTGGTGGGCCTGGAGCCCCTGCGCGGCGCGGGCCGCGGCTACCAGGAGAGTTTCCAGAAGCTGGCGAACCTGTACGCCCGGCCGCAGTGGCGGGCGGCGTGCGGCGCGCTGTCGCAGGTCGTGCCGCCGCCGCCGGGCAATCGCCTGTGGTTCGACGTTTCCGACATCGCGGCGCTGCAGGACGGCGAGATGGAGAAGGGCCAGACGGCCCTGGTGAAGATGCAGGCGGCGCTGGCCGGAGTGCAGGCCGGGTACACCCACGAGTCCGTCATCGCGTTCATCGATTCACTGGACGCCTCCCAGCTGAAGGCGGGCGGCACCGGGACGCCGGGCAGCAGTCAGCCGGTGCAGCACCTGCTGCCGCAGCCCGGCCAGCCGGGCGCGACCGCCGAGCCGCTGCCCGCGACGATGCCGCGCCTCCCGGTCGGCTCCGTGTCGCCCGGCGACGGCGGCAACAACACCAGGCCGACGCCGCGGCCGTCCAGCGCGCGGCGGGCACTGGAAGGAGCCAACGGGCATGGCTGAGACCGTCCCGTGGGATGACCTCGATCAGGGGATCATCGCGGCAGTGCACGCGCTGGCCGACTACGGGGTCGAGACGTTCAGCTCCTGCCAGGCCGGCCCGGGCCATGGCGCGATGATGCCCGAGGTCCTGTTCCGCGGCGGTGAGCACGCCGGGCTGTGGGCGGTGTGGCTGCTGGAGACGCAGGGGTTCAAGGTCCAGTCGCTGGCGCGGTACTGGGATCTTGACCACGGGTTGCCGAGAGAGCCGTTCTGGCAGGTGTGGCTGCGCACCACTGAGCCCACCGGGCCGGGGCCGGGCACTATCCGGGTGAACGGTCACGGTGATGGCTGACACGTGGGCGGCCAGCTGGGCGGCGTCGTGGGCCGCCGGCGCGCAGGACGTGTCCCGCTACGCCACGCGACCCTGAAGCAGCGGATCAGCACGCTGAAGGGCCAGATCAGCGGCCTGCTGGCGCAGGCGAAGGCGCTCGACGCGCGCGCCGCGGCGATGTGAGAAGGACACGGCTGAGGAGGCCAGGAAGTGGCGACGGACACCAAGGCAGCCAGGCCGTACGGCGACGTGACCTATGCCGACCCGAAGAACGGCAAGTACCCGCTCGACACGGAGGCCCATATCCGGGCGGCCTGGTCGTACATCAACATGGACAAGAACGCGGCGATGTACCCGCTCAACGGGGTGACGCTGGCCGAGGTCAGGGCGAGGATCAAGGCGGCCATGGACAAGCTCGGAGCCGACGTGGCAGACGACAGCAAGGCCGGCACGTCCCGCGCCGAGCCGGTATACATCCGGATGTACCCGCTGGAGAACATCGAGATCCTGCGCAGCGAGCGGGACGGCGAGGGCCGCGAGGGCGTCATCGTCGAGGCGTACGCGGCGGTGTTCGGGCAGCCCGCGGAGATCATGGACGAGGAAGGCCACTACGTAGAGGAGATCGACCGGGCCGCGTTTGATACGGCGATCGCGTTCGCGCAGCGCAACACCGGCGGCCTGGCCGGCAACGTCAAGGTGCTGTACAACCACGGCCTGACCGTCCAGGGCACCCCGGC